GACGGGCTGATCGACGGCGACAAGGACGATTTCGAGATTCTTCCGACCGCCGACATGGCGCGCGGCAATTTCGAGATGCTGATGGAGGCCAAGGCCGAGATTGATCTTCTCGGGGCCAACGCGGCGCTCGCGGGCAAGAACGAGAACGACCTTAGCGGGCGGGCGATCCTCGCCCAGCAACAGGGCGGACTTGTCGAGGTGGCCCGCATGTTCGACCGGCTGCGGTCGCTGAGCATCGCCGTTTATCGCGCGATCTGGAACCGCATTCGCCAGTTCTGGAACGAGGAGCGCTGGATTCGGGTCACCGACGACGAGCGCAACCTTCGCTTCGTCGGGTTGAACCAGAAGATCACGGTCAAGATGCTTGCTCAGGAAGTGATGCAGGGTGACCAGCAGGCGATCCAGAAGGCGTCGCAGTTAGTCGGCCCGCAAATGCTTCAGGCCGCGCTCCAGGGCGATGAGCAGGCAGGCATGGCGCTCGGGCTGTTCGTTCAGCAGAACGGTAACCAGGTCGTTGAAGTCCGCAACGCGGTCAACGAGCTCGACGTGGATATTGTGATCGATGAGGGCATGGACACGCCAACGGTCCAGGCCGAGCAGTTCGAGACCATTGCGAAGCTGATGGCCAATGCTCCCGCGCTTCAGGCCAACCCAGGCGCGCTGGAGTTCCTGGTCGAAGCCTCGGCGCTTCGCAACAAGGACAAGCTGCTCGACATTCTCAATCAGGGTCCGCCGCCGGAACAGGTTCAGGCGCAGCAGCAAATGCAGCAGCTTCAAATGGCCGGCGCCGAGGCCGAGGTGGAGAAAACCAAGAGTGAAACGCTCAAGAACGTGGCGCAAGCTCAGGCGGCGGGAACGCCGGAAGCGCCTCAGCAAGCAGATCCAGTAGAGCAGGCGCGAGTCATGCTCGAAGGCCAGCAGACACAGATTGACGGCTTCAGGGCCGAGACCGAGCGCATGGAAGCGCTGAAACCCGACAACAGTTCCACGTCGAGATGACGTTGAAGGTGCCGCCGACCCACGGGCGTAATCCAAAGTGCCGCCGACTTTACGGGCGTTGAGGGTAAACGATGGAGAATCTTGACGAAGTTCTGAAGAGCGAGCCGGAGCAGGAGACCCCTGAGCCGATTGTGACACCGCCCAGCGATATAGTCGATCCGCCGAGCGATCGGTTGAGAGACGAGAAGGGCAGGTTCGCGAAGAAGGACGAAACGGGCGTAGAACCGCAGCCGCAAGCTCCGGTCGAAAGCGAGGCGCCGCCGGCCCCGCAGTCACAGCTTCCTCCGGACATTTACGAGCCCCTCAAGGCAGTTCGGAACGAAAACAAGGAGCTTAAGCGGCAGCTGGAGATGATCCAGCGGCAGATGCAGGTTCCGCCGCAACCGCGGCAGCCAACCCCCGAGTTCTGGGACGATCCGCAGGGCTTCATGTCCGCGGAAATGTCCAGGTTCGGCGAAACGCTGCTTCAGCAATGGGAGCAACGCCAGCAGATCCAGCGCATCGATGCGTCGGAGAAAGCTGTCCGCGCCAAATATGCTGACTATGACGAAGCCTATCAGGCTTTCGAGCAGGCGGTGCAGGCCAATCCACGGCTCGCATACGAGCTGGCGCAATCGGACGACCCCGGCGAATTTGCATATACCAAGGGGAAGGCCGCTCTTGCGATCCAGAGCGTTGGGTCACTGGATGCCCTGAAGGCGCAGATCCGCTCCGAAATTGAGGCCGAGCTTAAAGCTGCAATTCCGCAGCCGAAGCCGGTTCTCCCATCAACAACCGCCGCCGATGGATCGGTGGGCGGACGATCCGGCCCCTCGTGGTCTGGTCCGACGCCGCTTACCCAAATCCTCGGCTAGTCACTCACTTTGGATTGCCACGCCGGGAGGCGTCGCGTCCCTTAGACGGATAATTTTCAATGGCAGACACTGTTGCAGCGACTGGGCTTACCGCCCAGCAATGGGATGACAAATTCTTCCGCGAGTACATTCAGGCCAGTCGTTTCAAGTCCCTGATGGGCACGGACGAGAACTCCGTCATCCAGATGAAGGAGAATCTTCGCAAGGGCACGGGTGACACCATCACCATTGCTCTCGTGAATCGTCTCACCAACGATCCGGTTCTCGGTTCCAGCGTCCTCGAAGGCAACGAGGAAGACCTGGTTTCGCGTAGCCACGACATCACCATCAACAAGCGGCGCAACGCCGTTCGCATTGCCGAGATGGAGGAAATTCGCTCAGCGATCGACCTCCGCGACGCAGCGAAGGCAACCCTGCTTGACTGGTCGATCGAGGACACGCGCGACCAGATCCTCGATGCGCTCGGTTCTCTCAATGGGACCAACTTCGTGGATCGCACCGCGGCGATTGCCGATGCGTGGCTCGTGGACAATGCTGATCGCGTCCTCTTCGGCGCGGCCTCGGCGGGTTTCACGGACATGTCGGCGGACCTCGCGCTTCTCGACACCACGGCGGACCTGTTCAACGTGACAGCGCTCGACGCGATGATCCTGAAGGCGAAGACGTGCAACCCGAAGATTCGCCCGATCCGGGACGAGTCTGACGGCCGGCGTTACTATGTCGCGTTCTGCAACCCGAACGCGATGAAGAACCTCCGGGACTCGATCGATACCGAGGTTCTGGCGGCGACCGTTGTTCAGGCCCAGGCGGCCAAGCTCTTCGAGGGCGGCGACCTGTACTGGAACGGCACTATCGTCAAGGAAGTCGATGAAATGCCGATCTACGACAACATCGGCAGCGGCGGCACCACTGAGGTCACTCCGGTTTACCTCTGCGGCGCTCAGGCGGTCGGCTACGCGCTCGGCAAGCGGTGGAGCACCATGACCAAGGAATTCGACTACGGCGACAAGTACGGCGTGGGCGTGTCCGGCATCATGGGCATCAACAAGCTCAACTTCGGCACTGGTGCCGCGGATACGGACGATCAGAAGGATCACGGTGTTGTCACCGGCTTCTTCGCGACGACCGGCACTGCGACGACCAGCAACGCAGCCGAAAATTAATCGGACTGAGGGGTCTTCGGGCCCCTCTTTTTCCATAAGGACTCTCAGTACATGGCGACTCTTACCTCTTCGGCTGCCGGTTCGGCGCAGCCGGCCTTCAAGGCTGTCGGCTCGGGCATTCTATGCGCGGCCTACGGCCACGTTGACGCGACAACCAGCCTCGCGACCAGCGACGTTGTGCAGCTCTGCCGCGTTCCTGCGGGCGCGGTCATCCTCGGCGGGTTTCTCCGCATGGAAGACCTCGACTCGAACGCGACGGAAACGATCGACATCGACGTTGGCACCTCGGCTGACACCGACGCCTTCGGCAACTTCGGCGTCCAGACGGGCGATGCCGTTACCGGCTATCTCCCCGAGGGCGGCGTTCTTCTGCCGCTTCACGGGACGCTCAAGGACGGGCCTGTTTCGGTTTCTGCCGAGACGGTCGTGCAGCTCACGGTCGTTGCGGGCGCTGCCACGGCAGCCGCAGGCACGATCACCTGCGTCGTTCACTACGTCTGCCCGTAACCGGGTCGGGGCGGGGGTAACACTCCGCCCCCTATTTTTGGGGAACGGCCATGCTGGATATGTCTAGTCCCGGCTACTACAGGTTCACCGACCCGATGCGCGTTCCAGCGGGCAATGTTGTGAACGCTTCCGCGCAATCGACCCCGCCTCCGGGCCTGCCGGAGTTCGACATGGGACCGGGGCGTTGGTTCGGCGTCAACGGGGCCAACTATCACGCGCCGACGGGCCTTAGCAGCCTCGTCCAACCGCCCGCCGCAACCGTTGCCTCGCCAAATGCCGCCCGCCCGTTCGGCGGACTCGCGCGGCTGATGTACATGCTCCACGGCGGCGATCCGTCCGGGTTCGAGGCGTTCAGGCAGCGCAGGCTTTCGATGCATCAGGGGGTTAACCCGTGACGAAAGAGCAGCTGCGCGATCATGTCCTCCGGCAACTCGGCGTCCTAGGCGCGGCGGACGATGCCGCAGCGGAAGATGCCGAGCTCATGGAGACGATCATCGACAACTGTCAGGGCGAGCTTGAACAGCTTGAGGTCGCCCTGTGGCCTGTCGATGACATACCAGCCTACGCCGTCGAAAGCATGGCCCTCTATTGCAAGGCGTCCTGCACGGCATGGGGGCAGGAGTACGATCCACGTTTGAAGCAACTGGCGCTCGCTCAGCTTCGCATGGTTACGTCTGACCGCCGTTCGGGCGTCGGAAGGGCCTGCTATTTCTGATGGGCAACCTCGCCGTTGTCGGCCCGTCGAACCTTGGGATCACCGCCAAGGTCGAGAGCCAGAGGTCGATCAACTGGTATCCATGCGC